AAAGGTCAAACGTCTATTGACTAAAAATATTAGACGCTCTATTGGAATTTGGAACTGGAAGTACTGGTTGAAACGGCTTGAAATGGCATGTGAACTTAACCGTGTTAAGTTTCGCACTGTAGCACCGTTTTATACAAGTACTACTTGTCCAAAGTGTGGTTATTCTGATAGGATGAATCGTAACTTAGAAATATTCAGGTGTCTTAAATGTAGCCACGAAGACAACGCAGATTTGAATGCATCCTTGAATATTTTGTTGCGATTTATTACAGGACCCTATGGTGCCTGTTGCAAACCAGATGAAGTAATGGAATTTAACTTTGGTAAGATTTCATAACTTTGAAGGAACGATTCTGAAATGGGATTTGATTCTTATTTACAAGGTGAATATATACTCTCAGATGAAGAAAAGAAGAAATATATCGGTAAAAATGTACCTTTTTATCGTTCATCTTGGGAAAAGAGATTGATGTATTATTTTTGTAAGAATAAAAATGTATTGAAATGGTCAAATGAGAGTGTAGTGATTCCTTACATTAGCCCTGTAGATGGTAAAGTACATAGATATTTTGTAGATTTTTATTGTGAAATTTTAACTAATAATGGGGTAAAAAAATTTCTGGTTGAAGTTAAACCTCTAAAACAGACACAATTACCAGTAAAACCTAAAAATAAAAATCAAAAGGCATATAAAAGATATATGGCAGAATCTGTAACTTTTCTGGTAAACCAAAGTAAATGGAAATATGCAGAAGAATATTGTAAAAAAAGAGGAATAGAGTTTATAGTTTTTACAGAAAGAGATTTGTTTAACGAATAGGTTTTAGATTGGAATCTTTATGAATGTGAAATATCCATTTACTTCTACTTTTCTTGATTATCCAGATAATGAAAGTATTGCTGTGTTAGTTTATTTTATGGGATGTGAACAAAATTGTAAAGGTTGTCATAATCCAGATTTTAAAAATGTAGATTACAATATTGGAACTAAAAATCTATCAGAAGATTCTATTATAGAAGAAATAGAAATTCAATGTAAAAGAAATCTTACAAATAAAGTAGTATTGTCTGGAGGCGATCCTTTACATCCTGCCAATATTAATGGAGTAAAAAATATTCTTGACAAAATTGGAATGAAATATGATTTTTGTCTTTACACATCATACGAAAAATGTTATATTATAGAAAGTAAAATTTCTGGATTTTCTTTTGTTAAGAGTGGTATCTTCATAGAAGATCTATATCAAGAACCAGATAAAACAGATGAGTATATGAAATTTGCATCAAAAAATCAAAAATTATATGATGCAGACTTAAATTTAATAAGTGAAAATGGTATTTATTTTTTTAGATAGGGAGGAAATATGTTTGGAGATAATGCAACTACGGTAAGGACTCTTAGAAATATTAAAAAGGCACTAGATAAAAATCTTAAAGAGAAATATAAAATAGAAAATGAAGAAATATCAAATAAAATAATGACAATACATGGTTTAGATAAAAAAAGATTTGATTTTGTAAATAGTATAGAAACTATTATCAATGATAATCTAAATGACGTTTCGATAGATGCAAATTCAAATAAAAATGAAAAAACTATAGAAGCGATTCATCAGGAAGCAACAGCATCAGTTAAAAAGGCAGTAGGATTTGATTATTTATATAGACAAATGAAAGATCTTTATGGAAAAGAAGAAGCAATAAGATTAAGTGGAGAAATGTATGATTTGAGTTTGGGATTGTCTGATTCTACAAATATTTTAAAACCTTATTGTTGGGCATTGGATACATCTAAAATAGTTACTATGGGTAGAGAATTTGGACAACTTTATTCAAAACCTGCTAAAAGAGTTTCAAGTTACATTTCTGCATTATGTGAAACTGTTCATCAGATGAGTTCACATTTGGCAGGAGCAATAGCAATAAGTACTTTCTTTTTGGATATATCTCATCTATCCCTATATAAAGAAAAATATGATTTAAGAGAACTTAAAACCAATAAAGAATATCGTAAAAAAATAGAAAATGAAATGCAACAATTTGTACATTCAGTAAATCATCTTTCTAGAAATGGAGTAGAATCTCCATTTACAAATATTTCTATTTTAGATAGAATTAAACTTAGAAATATTATAACAGATATGAGTTGGTATTTTCCCTTCGATGAACTTCCAATCGAACATCCCGAATTTGAAACTGAAGAAGAAAAGAAAGAATTCTACACAAATTATGTTATAGACTATATTGAAGAAGTACAAAATATTTTTCTTGATTTTTTTGATAAAGGAGATCCTTTAAAAGGTGGTGCTCCTTATAGATTTCCTGTAGTAACCATTTGTATAAGTAAAAAGAAATGGGGTGATAGAGAAATAATTGAAGATCTTAATTTTCTTAAGAATGTATGTAAAAGAGATATTTTTAGATATAATATATTTGTTTCCGAAGGATCAAAAGTGGCTTCTTGTTGTCGTTTATTGTCCAATACTGAAATGCTTCAGTTTGCATCTCAATCAAATTCGTTTGGTGCTGGTGGATCTGTATCATTAGGATCTCATAGAGTTTGTACAATCAATTTTCCGAGAATAGTAATGGAAGCAAATAGTAGAGAAGAATTCTATAAAATTCTCGAAAGTCGTATAGAAAGTGCTTCTAAAATACTAAAGGCACATAAAGAATTGATTCTCAATTTAAATAAGAGAGGATTACAACCGTTTATAAAATTAGGTTGGATTAATATGAATAGGATGTTTTCAACATTTGGTATTATAGGTATATATGAAGCATCTAAATTGTTTAAAGATAAATTTGGTAATGGTGAAGATATTGAAAGTAATATGTTAATCTTTTTGAATAATAAAGTAAATGAATTAAATAAAGTTGATTCATCTTCATCTATTTCATATAACATAGAACAAATACCAGGAGAATCCTTTGCAATTAGATTAGCAAAAGCAGATAAAATTATTTACGGAGAAGATAAAATTCCATATCAGTTATATTCTAATCAATTTATTCCTTTATGGGAATCTGCCACATTATGGGAAAAAATGACTCAGGATGGAAAATATCAAAGGTTAATTACAGGTGGAGGAATTGTTCATGCCCAAATAGGAGAAAAAGTTACATCTAAACAATCAGAGAAGATAATTAAGTTTGCTGTAAATTGTGGATGTGAACATTTTGCTCTAAATGCTGTTTATAGTGAATGTGAAGATGGTCACGTTTCATTTGGTAAATTAGACATCTGCCCGATATGTTCTAAAAAGATAATTGAGAGATATACAAGGATTGTGGGATTTTTTACTCCTATATCAAGTTGGCAGGATATACGGAGAGAATGGGAATTTCCAAGAAGAACTTTTGTTGAAATTGAAAAAGATTAATAAAATTCTTGACAATATGAAAAAAACATATCATATTTAAAAGTAAATTTATTGAAGGAGGTTTAAATGAAGTCTTTTGTCATTACTCAAAAATACTTAGAATCTAAGGGATTCAAATCTCTCAAATTTGAATCCCCTATTACTAAAATTAATAACATAACTTTGATTGCTAAACTTTTTATATTTAAAACAGAAGATGATTTTCTAAATTGTGAATGGATAAAAGATGTAAAGAAATTAGGTTCTTATCTGATTGTAAATGAAAATGTAGAAGTAGAAGAAGATTGTAATGATATAAAGAAGTCTGATGAAATTGTTGGTAGATTTTATATTAACGTTTAAAAGGAGATAGGTTTATGTCTAAAAAAGAATTTATTGAAGATGAAGAATTAGTTGAAATTGCTAATGAGGTAATTGATGAATTTAAACTTGATAATCTTAATGGTGTTAAAATTAAATATGTTTTGGTAAGTCCTAATATTTCAAAAACTGTTGCTGGTAAATGTATTAAACCAAATGCCGAACTTAAGTATTTTGGTAACTTTGATTATCTTATAGAATTCTCTAATGATCTATGGGAAGGTTTAAATGAAGACGTAAAGAAAGTACTTATGTATCATGAACTACTTCATATCTTAGTTGTGACTGATGAAGAGGGAACCACTAAATATAAAATTGTTGATCATAATGTAAAAGATTTTTATTGCATTATTGAAAAATTTGGTATCGATTGGTTGAATAAGATCAGAACTACAATGTCAGCAATACATGACCTCAGTGATAACCAGCAAGATAGGATAAAAATCTAAAGTATGATTGTTTATTATACAGGTGTGGGGTTCTAAAGGTCAGAAACAGGCTCGTAGAGCCTTGAAACAAAGGATTAATGAAGTAGTCCAAGAGATAATTAAGCTTGAGCCTGATATGATTGTAGTTGAAAAATTGAAGGATCTTAGAAAGAATACAAAGGTCAAACGTCTATTGACTAAAAATATTAGACGCTCTATTGGAATTTGGAACTGGAAGTACTGGTTGAAACGGCTTGAAATGGCATGTGAACTTAACCGTGTTAAGTTTCGCACTGTAGC